TAGAGAATTACAAAAGACAACAACCAATTCTTTCTACCATCAGTAAACTTGATGATTTGAAAGATTGTATCGATAAGTTTGACGATGTAGATTGGAGCTTCAATTATAAGGCAGTTTTTAATAACAATTTTTCAGAGATTGCAACCGACAAGGAATTTGTCTCTAGATTCAAAGATTTTATTGAGAAAGAGAAACAGATTTTAAATGAAGAGTTTGAAAATTTATAAGCTATCTGAAAAATATTCTACGAAGAAAGGAATTATAGTTATGAACAAAACAGATTTACATTCATCATTACTCTTCCTGATGATAAAACTGGAAGAAGCAAAGAGCAACCCGATGTCTGACAAGAACTTTGTTGCTGCATTGACGGAAGTGCTCAGATTTTTCCGTGATAACGGAGAGTTGAAGAAAGCCTATGAAAGCCAAAAGGAATCATTGACAGACATGGCTAATGGTCTTTGGGTGAAAGCACTAAAGGACTATGTTTACTTAAAAAATCAGGAAGACGGAGTTGATGCAAAGTTTCCTGATATAGATGAACTTATTAAAAAACTAGCATCTGATGAGTTCGTCGAAAAGAAAATCAAGGATATTCTTGGAGATAATGATGTGGATAGCGAAAAGGAGGAATAGTTTATGACTGAATTGTTATTTGACATTTTTCTTTTTTCTTGTACGACTGCTATAGGGTTTATAATAGGATATTATTCACGAAAGTAAAATAGCTTATGAAAATAGAAATCAAAAGAGTAACGGACTGGCAGCGTGTTGTGGATGCTGCTCGGTTCACACAAGGTAAGGAACCGCTAGGGCATGAGCCTAGCGATGAGTTCAAGAAACAGATGATTCTCAGCGAGCATTCACCGCTCAGAGAATTGGAGTTCGATATTAAGATGTATGGCATACCATATTGGGTGAGCAACCACTTTGTTCGCCATGTTCATGCTCAGCCATTCGTTTCTACATCACGACCAGATATTACTGGCTCCAAGGTATCTCGCCACGATATGCGTCAGGATGATTTGGTCAACTTGCAACTATCCCTCAACGCTCAGGAGATTATCAATATCTCCAAACTGAGACTCTGCAACAAGGCATCAAATGAGACAAGAGAGGTGTGGTATAAGGTACTTGATAAGTTGGCTTGTATAGAACCATTGGTTGCTTCTGCTTGTGTTCCTCAATGCGTATACAGAGGATTCTGCCCTGAACAAAAGTCATGTGGCAGAGACAAGAAAAAAATATTTTCTGTTACAAGAAAATACTACAAAAATCTAGAATTATACACAGCGTACTAACAGACTATGAAATATCCAAAATATAACGTCAACGAGTTTGTCGGTGGGCACTTCGAGTACATCACTCCCTGCCCATTCGGCATTCAAGGCAAGTACACCCACGAAATACTATATGTTGGCAGTCTTGCTTGCCAGCGATGCGAACACTTCCGAGGTATTAACAAAGAAGATGGTATCGTATCTTGTGGAATCGAATAGTTTTAAGAGTGCAGCCTATCTGCATTCTTCTTAATAATTAATCAAATTTTATATATGAATACAAAGAAAATCTCAATCATTCAGCGTATCAAGGAAAAATTCCTTGGTAAGCAGTTCTTTATTGCAGTAATCGCTAACAAGGGAACCAGTTCCTACTTCGTCAACTCAGACATCTACCGCTCAGAAAAGGAGGTGAAGGCTTACAAGAAGTACATCACCACAGACGAGCGTATGAAACAGAGCTTCGATTTCGTAGGCTATTATGGTTTCCGTTCAAAGTTCGACTTCCGCATTCCTCTTAGCGGAAAGCCAGTATCAGTAGAAGAGGCAAAGAAACTGGCAGAGAAGTAGTATGGGAAAGTTGATAGACCTTACTGGACAGCGTTTCGGCAGATTACTCGTCTGCCGAAAATCTGATAAAGAGAACCACCAGCATGGTGCGTTCTGGATATGCAAGTGTGATTGTGGCAGGGGTTGTACGGTTCTAGGTTCTGCTCTTCGTGACGGACGAACCAAATCATGTGGCTGTTACCGCTCAGAGCGAGCATCTGCCATCATCACCAAGTATGGCAACCGCAATGGTAGACCCAAGCGGAAGGACAAAGTTAACGGATAATATCCATTTTATCACTTTTCATATTATATTTGCAACATGAAATTCAAGTATTTAATAGATAAAATTAATGGTTTCAGACACCGCAACGATTTTGTGGTACTGGACGGAAGAGCCAACTCGGTCACGCTCTCCAAGGGCATCTACGACCACATCATGCAGAAGGAGCGAACAGACAATTCCATCTTCGTGTTCAGACTATCTGACAGAGGTACATACGGATTCTGCATGCGTGAGGACTGGGAAGAACTTCGCAAAGCCAACACCGCCTTCGCTCAGCTTCAATTCAATCAGAAGTATAAGAAGGTTGGTTTCAGAAGTGACTACCCTTCCATCACCGCCATCCTTGATGAGTACAACCTTCCTCTCAATAGAATGGTTCGCCTTACTTGCATACCACGCAAGTCAGCCAAAGGCGAACCTTATTACGAAATCATGCGACCAAACTTAAATTCGAGCACATGGCAACAAGACAAGAAGTAATACTCAAAGGGCTTACCCACTCTCCATCCGACTACGATTGTCAGGATGGGGAGTTGGCAACCTGCCTCAACCTCATCAACGAGGATGGGGCACTCCACCCTATTCACCAGCCAGTAGTAGCCGAGCAGAACATCACGCTGGATGCAGGAGACACCATCGAATTGGTGCATAAGGTAACACATAATGAAACGATTCACTCCCACTACATCATCCGTAAATCAGATGATACTTGGTACTGGATGGAGAAAGGTGGAGACGGAACCAAGAACACCATCGAATTGAACGGATTCCACGTCAATGCCGTCACAGCAGTAGGCAATATAGTTAATTTTGTTGGAGAAATATCTATCAAATACTTATATTGGATTGACGATAATTATCAGCTATTTGATAGAGATAACTTTAACTATGGAATCAAAATCGGTTTTAAAGAATTTGATTATCAAGGTGGTTCAGCAGAAATCTCGCTAGGTGATGAATTTTGGGACTATGTTACTTATGAAAGCAGTTCTTCTGGTAGAAAGATAACTGGAATGAATGTAAACCAAGTTTCAAAAGTTTTCAACATGTTTGACGCTGTAATTAATAAGACTTTGTCCGACAAAGGAAAACAATGGCAAAAATATTTTGTGTTTGGAGTAGCAGCCATCAGGTTATACGATGGTACATACTACAGCATTTCCAATATTTTTAAACTTGACTGGAATAGTTCAACTTTAGCTTCTGTTAGTGTTGACCCTTACAACAAGAGATTTTGGTCGATTGGACCAGCAATAGCAACTTGGACTATTAGCGCAAACATAGATAATCTTGATAAAATATCAAATCTTATACAAGGCATTGATATTTTTTTAAGCAAAGCCGAATCTTTCGTTAATTTAGAATCAGCAGCAGCCAAATACGTTGTACCAGAATTAAATGATAGAGACCAAGGTGATATGTTTTTCACAATGATGTCAGGAAAGGAAGCATCCAATGCCATAGATTCCCTATCATTCTATCATTCACTATTTATCAGTAAAGACGAAATTGGCAAAGAACTTCAACTCAAAAGAGTTGAGGGAACGGAAGAGTCTTTATCTTTGGCTAACCTATACCGTTCTGATTTAGGAGGTAAATGTGCGATTACATACAATAATAGACTTCATGTTGGGAACGTAAAAGAAGGATATAATGTTGATTTGATAAGTAATATCACTCCAGCATTATCAAACTTACCAAACGATGCACAATTAAATACAGAAGGAATAGTTAGAGTAAAAGCATCAAACAAAGAATTTTGGTGCAAGGTTGATGATTTAGGTGCAAGACTATATTACTTTGTATGTGTGCCAATCTTAAATGTATCTGAAATAACATTCTACAAAAAGACTGGAACTTCTGTGTTTGAGAAATCTACGGTTAACTTGCATTCTTCCGAAACTACAGCATTCTCTTTTTACGTAGCAGGAGAAGGAAAGGAAAACGTACCGCAATTTGCTTTGCCATGGGAAAAATCATCAGAAGAGGAATGGAATAATATTGTCAGCAAATACGAAAACTACAAAACAAATACAAATGCACTTCCATATTCTTCTGTTGTAAAAGTAAGCGAAGCTGAGAATCCTCTAATCTTCCCTGCAAAGAATAGTGTTCAGGTTGGTTCTTCTATCATAAATGCACTTGCTGCTAACACTAGACCAATTAGCGAAGGTCAGTTTGGTGATGCACCTCTATACGCTTTTACCGATGAAGGTGTATGGGTATTGATGCTTGGAGAAGAAGGAACCTATATTGCCCGACAGCCAGCCAATAGAGATATTTGCTCCAACCCGAAGGGCATCTTGCAGATTGATGATGCCGTTCTGTTCCCTACAGAACGAGGAATCATGATGCAGAGAGGACGAGAATCTGAATGCATTACCGATGTATTGGATGATTATCCTTTCGATTTTCTATCCATTTATTCACATTCAACAAAAGATAAGACCTATCCGAATAAACTCCTTGCACTAGGTAATATTTCTGAGTCAGATGTGAAGTATGTCCGTTTCCGTAAATATCTCGAAGAAGCTGATATGATTTACGACTATTACGATAGCCGCATCATCGTCTTCAACCCGAACTATACTTATGCTTACGTTTACTCATTGAAAAGTAAGATGTGGGGAACCATGCACAATGTCTTCAACAAGCGAGTAAATATATATCCTGAGTCATACGCTACAGACAAAGCTGGAAATATACTTGATGTGTACGTGAAAGAGCCAACAGAGAATATTCCATTCTTCCTTTGCAGCCGCCCTTTAACACTTGGGCAAGATGCCTATAAGACTATGTTCGATTGCATCACAAGAGGATATTTCAGCAGCATTCAGGCAGGAAAGTGTGGAACAGTTCTATTCGGAAGTAATGATTTGACTAATTGGTATTACGTTGGTTCTTCTGCAAATATGTATCTCAGAAACCTTGTAGGTTCTCCATACAAACATTTCAGGATTGCGCTAATTGGCAAACTTGCCCCAAACGAGTCTATCAGCGCACTATCTACAGAGTTCCAACCAAGATTGCAGAATAAACTCAGATAATTATGGCAGAATATACATTATTAGCTTTCGATTCACAGCGTGCACGAAATGGAGCATCCGTAGGCTATATTGATGCCAACAACAAAGTGCATATAGCTACAGAAATAAAGTTCTATGAAATAAGAAGGTCAGACTACTTCGGCTACATCATGTTAGACGGAGAGCAATATGAGTTTTTAGCAAATGGCTATTTTTATGTAAATGGAGATAAGCAGTTGCTAAAGCTAGTAGAATCTTCTATCACAAAGACAACTGGTACAAAACTCGTCAGAGAAACTTCTTCCGATGGAACATCAAACGCTCGCCCATTCCCTATAAACGGAATAGCAACCACATCAGAAACTGGTGGAACAGAGGAAAGTGACAAAACAGAGGAAATCTTCTCCATCGCTACCCTACAGCCTAGAGAAGAAGTAGCAGCAAGTTGCTTGCAGTCTATGCTCCAGCAGTATGAAAATCCGCTCAATATAGACAACACCAAGATTAAGCAACTTGTAAGCAAGTCATTCTTGTTTGCGCAGGAGTTCATCAATCAGGCAGTTCTGTATCGTGAGAAGGAGACAACATCGGCAACCGTTGAGAACAACAAGTACGCATCTGTTGACTCTGATTCACTCAGTAGCGACACCGATAAACTGCTCTACAATATAGCTACGGCTATCAACAACTTTATCGCTCAGGATAAGAACCAGTATGCCGACCAGCAGAAGAACGGATTGAAGCTGGCTGCTACAGATGTTAATGTCAAGACTTTACCTGAGTCTATCAAGACGGTTGTAAGTGGTTCTGTTAGCGCATCAGTAAGCGGAAATGTTGATGCTGCTGTCAGCGGTTCCATTACAACCAAGCAGGAGTCCACGCCTAGTGGAACATAAAATTAGATAAGTATTTTTTAAAAATTAAATAAAAAACAATAAAGGGAAGCAGTCCGTGATGGATAGCTTCCCTTGCTTTATATTAACCTTAAACGACTAATCATTTAAAATGGATGCAAAGCGATTCTTGCTCTTCCAGCCGAGCGGTTGCTGGCATCCTTAATCTTCTGTTTCTTATCCTCAGCGAGTGCCCAGAACCTATCAGCACCATCAGGATAAACAATCATTAACCACTCATATAAAGACTGGTTCACAATATAATCGTGAATATATACGGTCATGGTATGTACACTTGTCTTCGAGAATCCACTTGGCATTCTCATGGCTAGATAATAGGCATCCTCATCATTTGTCGGGGAACCTATACACTCTTCCCACTCATTGGAATCAAAGCCACCTCCAAGCATTTCCATCTTGGTATATCGGAAAAGCATTTCCTTGCAGTCTTCTACCGCAGAGTCAAGAATCCTTGCCAGTTTATCCCGATTACCATCCTCTCCCACATCATAGACGTTATGAATCAGGTGTGAATCCTCTACAGAACTGGAGATTGAATCAGCATAGGCAGCAGCCGTATTCTTGATATCAAACACCAGTTCCTTCTTCTGAAGCTCTATCATTACCTTGTAACCGAGATTACATGTTCTGCATTCTTTCATACTCACCTCCTTCCTTATTCGTTAGGAGCCGTTCTGCTTGGCCTCTCACGTCTGTTAAAGGTCTCATGCAGATTCTTGATGGCTACAACAGACAATTCTGAATAAGTCTTCGACTCGTTAGGATTGGTAATGATGAACCAATCCATCAGAGCCTTGTTGATAATGTAGTCATGGATAGAACTTGTAAGCGCATCCTTCAAAGCAAGCGGATAATTGGATGGAAGAGATAGATTAATGACAATATTGGTATTGTCACTTATCAACTCGTTAGACGCAGTAGTACCATTACCTGTTCTAACAGACTCACTCAACTCAACAAGCAGTTGGCTATACGCATTCTGAATGCTACGCAAAGCCTGATTCTTGTCTTCATCATCATCACTTGCCTGAATATTGCTGGCAGCCTCAGCATCCATATCTGCTGCTCTTCTACTACGTCCAGTCAAGAACGCTTTATTCTGAAAGTCATAAATGAGTTCACTCATATACAACGTAATCGTTAGACTTTTTCTTGCCATACTATGATATTTTTGTTCGTGTTGGTTTATTCTTGAAAAACGCTTTCTCTTTGATGTCAAGCAATAATGCAGCAGCGTTATCTGCATATTCCTTCACCTTGTCGTTGGCAGTAATCCCACACCACTTCCCGATGATGCTGTTCACCAAGAACGAGTTGGCAGAGGAATTGATTGATTCGAGTAGGTTATCATCAAATCTGTTAGGCATTTCGAGTTGCCAAGTGATGGTTCCGTCTACTCCTGAGCCGCCCGAGATAAACCGTTTCAGCACGTTTCTCAGCGCATCCAGCGATTCATTGAAGAACCGCTCAATCATCGTCAAGTCTGCATCCGTCACAAATACTTGGTCAAATGCCGATTTTCCATCCTCCAGTTTATTCTTTGCGCCTATGTAGGCAGTAGTCTTTGCCACCTCCTCATAGATGTCACTTTTCGTGATTGTTAATGTAAAATTTGCCATTCTTTATCTTTTTATAGAGTTTGTAACCTAATACGATTAACAGCATGCAGAGTGCTCCAAAAGACCATACTGCATACTTCAACTGAAACTGCTCCCACTTGGAGAGTTGTTTTTCAACTGGATAGGGAACCCTGATGGTATCTGACCTTGCGATAAATCGGAAATCCATATCCTGCTTATTCTCCAAGTTCATCTTCTCCAGTTTGAAGAAATCATAGATATATTCCCAATGCCATCGCTCTACGAAGATGGTATCTCCCTCTTTCCTTGTTGCCACACTATCCCTTACATAGATGCTGTCAAGCTTAACGATAGAATCCCACCTCAGGACGTTCTGTTTTGTTTCAGACGTGAAACTATCAGTTTCATAGTGTGAAACTTCTGGTTTCATAGTGTGGAACGAAGACTTGCATCCCGACAGAAAAAATGCCACCAGCAAGATGCCTATCACGTAGAGTGCTACTTGCCAGAAATCAGTATCGTACCATTTTACTTTCATAGGCTAAACATTAAAGACCTTCTTTGCTCTTGTAAGGAACTTTCGTCTTGATTCCAAGCCGTTGGTTCCACCATTGATTGTCTTAGTAATAGCCACGAAACTATCACTATCAGCCAGCTTGTTAAGGTCATGTTTCCACCACCACCACATAGCACTCTTCGTTGCTCCTAGCGGAAGCTCCAGCAACTGAGGATTCTCCATGATGTCACCAGTACAATATTTGCTGTTCTGATAAGCCTGATAGTTGGCTCTGCCAGTAATCTGAATCAAGCCCCTGCCACGATACTTGTAGCCATCACCATCCTTCAAGTTGCCGAGCATGTTCTTCAACTTGCCCACATCATACTTATGGAAGTAGTTTCTGTTGCCGAGTTCCTTGGTGTATCTTAGTTCGCCACTCTCATGTGCAATCTGAGCCAAGAAATGAGCCATTCGCTTAGGAGTATCAATATGGAACACCTCAGCATAGCCATTGATATAAGGCAGGAACGCATCCACCTTATCCTTCGCATTCGGCATAATCGCTAAAATCTGTTCTCTTGTTACCTTCATACTACTTGCCCTCCTTCACTTGTTTCAGCATACTTGCGAGTTCATCCTTCACCTTGCTCTCAAAGTTGCCTAGTTTTGTCTTGAAATAAACGTTTACCCCGAATATTGCTCCAGAGTAAACCAATGTCTGACTGACGTACCATAGTACGCCATCAGACACTACATAATTGTTGAGAAAGAATGATAGGAAGGTGAGTACAATACCACTCACTAGCATTCCTATAGCTGCACCATATTGCAATCCTTCACGTACATTTGGAGTCATATCTTATATTTATATATTATTAATAATATGCAAAGATAAGAAATGATTCCCAATCAGTTACTTTATCCGTTTATTGTGTGCCATATTTTGCTGGTAGGATGCAAGCAGTCAGGGTCTTGCAGATACTCGATAGCCATCAAAACCACCATTTCCTTCAACTCATCAGCATCTTTGCTATATCGCTCCAGCATCACATGATGGTCACTTCTCATCAGGTTCATAGTAACAGCCAAATCATGGATGGTGTAATCAGAAATGTCATCCTGATGCTTGTCAAAGGTTTCTCTTATCTCATCATCCGAGAAGAAGGGAACCGTATGCTTGGTTCCGTCAGCATCCTCATACCACATCTTGCTGATAGCATCATCGGCAAAGTGCTTATCAAAATGCTCTTCGCTCAACACACCATACACCATCGCACAAAGATGATGTACTTCATCATCACTCAACTTGAAAGAGAGACACTTGCCGATAGCCTTAGCTATAGCCAACATCTGTTCAGGAGCCATTTCCTGCTGATACTTTTCTACAAACTCTACGAAATTCATACCTATATAATTTAAAAGTTTATGATGCTGCAAAGATACCAATATCTTAAACGCAGCACCATAAACTCGTAGATATTTCTGTAGCTATCTGAATATCAGACAAATACAATTACGATAAAAACACCTCCTTTCTTTATTCGTCCTTAAATTTGGTTCTCTTCTCTCCACCCCTCGTCCAGATGTCGTTTTTCTTGCGTTTCGCCACCTTTCCGATAACGTCATTTTTGTAAAGTTCGGGCTTATTCTCCCTACCTTGGGTCTCTGAAGCAACACCACCATTCGGGTTGCCACCTTGGCTGGCATCAGGTTTCCCATTGCCATACCATTCCTTGTCACTTGGTTTGTCTGCAATCATAACTATAAACAATTAACTATTAACTATAAACTAAGCAGCAAGCGGTGGGTTCTGCCCGTCAGGACTCACCCCCTGACCGCTCATCATCTGCTGCAACATATCCTGAGCCTTCGGATTGCTCTGTGATGCCTGAGCAACTTGTGCTTGAAGCTGAGGAGAGAATCCTTGTGGAGTCTCACCATTCTGAATGGCTTGCTGGTTGGATACAACCGATTGCAGCAACTCCTCTCCAAATGGGAAATCTCCTACTTGCAGCAACTGCTCCAGCGTGATAGCCTGATTCTGCCACAAGGTCATAAGGAACTCATTCGCCATCTGTCTGTATACAGGAGTAGCCGTACTTTCCGTGATGTTGATGTCAAACTCCACGTCTCTAATCTTCTTAGGGTCGTAGTGTACAATCTGTCCTGCCCTACCCACGATATTGAAGTTGCGAGCCACATCGTAGTACTGCTGCATATTCTTCACGGTCTTGTAAGCACCATCAATGATAAACTGGCTGAAAGTCTCCAAAATATCAAGCAGCGACATGGTAGCATTCTGTGTCTGCTGGGCATAGAGCGAACCGCTCGTACCTGATACTCCTGGTTTACCTTGCAGCGCACCATTCACTCCCGATATATCCTCGAAGAACTTCAACTGATAACTGAGTAAGTCACCGATGCCGATATTCGTAGAGTTATTCGCCACTTGCTGAGGAACCTGACCGCTCTTGTTTGGCTTGTATCTCACCACACCATTGAACCTACTCCACTCATCGCAGAAATCATCCCAACTCATATCATCAGGCAAGCAATCCTCAGGACAGAGCAGTACACCCTTTGCACTCGCCCTCATAATGAAGTCATACATCGTGATAAGTCGGTTCACGTATCTCTGCTGGTCAATCACATCTTCCACGAAGCTGTGAATCTCGCCATCAATAAACGGATAGAACTTAAAGCAGTATGGATGCTCACCATGAGCATAAGGAGTCTCACCCTCTCTCAGAATATCACCGAAAGGAGAAAGGTAGTAGAAATGCCAGTAATCATCCATAAACCACTCGGCATCAATCAGAGGAATATCCTCTTCCAGCATGCCAGCAGCCATACCTCGCCTGATTCTGTCTCTGTTCTCTGCATCTACAATATCAGCCTTATCCTCAATATCAATCTTGAAATCATCGCCATTGTTGTAATCGTGGCATCGGTACCTTGGCTTACTCTCCTTGCGCCAAACCTCAATCACTCGGCAGAGCGAAGGGTTGGCAGGATTCATAAAGTCAATAGTCTTAGGGTCGAACTCACCGAATCGCTGGGTGCAGTCTGCAATCACGAAATCTCGGTTAGCCGCCAACCGGTATATCTCCTTCAACTTCCGAGCTTCAGCAGGAGACTTGGCAAACTCTCTCAGTACGTTGCCGATGGTAATGTCATGCACCTCACCCAAGCAACTCACGTCCCAACCACGGAAATCCCTCATATTGTTGTCTATGAAGAAATTGTTCGGGTTTACGTAGTCCGTCCAGCAATCCAACCTACCTCTTCGCCATCCATACTTTTTCTTATAGATAGCAGCACCGCTTATCAGGAACTCTTCCATGGTTCGAGCATCCAGTTCCGTCTCTCGGTTCAGTTGTCGGTTACATTGCAGCACCACGCTCATGGTCTCACCATATCGTTTTTCATCCTTATCTCTAGCATTGCACGTAGGTTCCTTGCTCTGTGAACGATATACGCCCAACACATTCTTCACCAATCTTCTGATAAGGTTGTTCTTCAATGGTTCGCTACCCTGCTCACGGATATAGTCTTCCTCCTTGATACGCTTTTTAAAGCCACACTTGCTTTTGAACTCAATGGTATCTCCCCACTGGTCTCCATAGCAGTATCGCTTGTTTCTCAGTCTTCGCTTACGGAAGTTATCCATATTATTGTAATATCGCTGAGCCTCAAGCAAGATAGAGAAGGCACGCTCGTATGGCTTGTCAAATCGGTTCTTGGATGCCTTCACGCTATCCAGTTCTTCCTTGTCAAGTACCCTACTCAACGATAGCAGTTTGGTTTCTTCTTTCTTCTTCGCCATAGTTTATGATGTTTCTGTAGGTTCAACAATATGTGCCAACTTTCTCGCTACACCGAGGAATCCGCTTGCAGTATCGGTATCGCCAAGGCTGATACAAGTGAGATAGCCAGCCATGTAAAGAATAGAATCTTTCAGGACGGAAGGAAGACTGATATTCTTTTCGGTAGTGATAGATGGAACCTGAACGTAGATGAATGTCAATGTAGCATCCTGCTTTTTACTAGTATATAGTTCGATAGTCTTGCCGTTAGCCGTATGCACGATAGCCGCAATCGGTCGCTCAGGATTTCCCCTGACTCCATATTTGCAGTTCTGATACTTGTAGGCATCATCACTCTCTGAAATGATTTCGGCAGGACGGTTCCAGCCTTCTGCCTTCACAGAAAGGATTCTCAGCATATCGGTAGGCAAAACCATCTTACCCACGTAATAGCCGTTGCTATCCGTCCACGTTACAGCATTCGTACACGCAGTACCTTCCACCATATCCTCAGGAGCATCCGAAAGAATGATTCTTGCTGCATCTACGATTTTACTCTCAATAAGTTCTGCTTGCGAGAGTGTATCAGAATCGTCAGGAGCCAGCAAGCCAGCAGACTCTTGGTTTCTATCCAAGAGCACCTTCACCTCTTTCACTAAATCAGATACAGCATATTCTACCATTACTCCAAACCTTCTAGTTCAACACCCTTTTCCTTAGCAATAGCCAAGATGTCTTCCTTGGTCTTCATCTTGGAACGGCTCACACCATAGGTCTCAGCCAGATAGTCCTTGGCATCCTCAACATCTGTCACTACGTGGGTCTTCTTCTCGTCAGCCACTTTCTTCTTTGCCTTGGCAGCAGCCTTCTTCTTGGCTTCAGCAGCTTCCTTCTTCTCGTCAATACTCTCCACCAAGAAGAACTTGTCGTTGAACCAATAATGAGACTCGATAGCCTTCTGTACCTTTGGGTCTCTTGTCATATAGACACTACTGCCCGTGCTCTTACCCTCAAAGTTAATGCGCATCCGCTCATTACCTACCATAACGCTGAATGCCAAATCAGTACCTGCTTGATATTTATTAAACATGATTATACCTTATTATATATATGTGTTACTAAAAAAGGGATGGGGCTAGTGCCCACACCCCTCACTATTTAATGAATAATTTGCAATTCTGCTTGCTGTTAGACAGTAGCCTTGGTTTCCTCTGTATCAGAAGTGTCATCTGTAGCAGGAACCGCAGCAAGGCGCATACGAGCATGTGCCTTAGGGTACTTCAAATACAGACAAGCTACCTCCTGAATAACTACTGCATCGGTGTTACGGATGCCAGCCGCCTTCAAGTCGAGAACGTTTCGTGTCCAAGACAAGTGTACTCGCTTAACCAAAAACTCTGGGTCAAGGGCAAAGCCGCAGTCACTCATACCGAAGAGGTCAAACAACTCAGAGTGAATCATCAGCACCTCACCGAAGTCAGTCTCCCAACTCTTGAACTTCAATTTCCAAATATCAACGGTGTCCTTCAAACGGAACTTGTCGGAATCAATCTTACTGAATGCGCTCACGAAGTCAGAACCAGCGATAATTACCTTGCGTTTGTTGCCGATACCAGTACCAACAAACAAATCCTTGGAAATGTCAACCAACTCCAAGTCTGTAATCACTCGCTCATTCTTGTTATAGCCCTTCTTAATATCGTCAGCAGTAGCAACATGACCTACCTCAATATCCTTACCAGCCATCCACCAGATACCCTTGGTAAACCACTGGGCAGAACCATCCTTGATTTCGTGTTTGATGCAAGCCATATCACCGAAGAGATAAGTACCCTCCATAGCAAGACGCATATCATAGATGCTATCCTCCTCAATGTCCGAGAAATCCCAATCCACTCGCTTAGCAGCAATCTTATCGAAGGTGGTCTGCTCGACCTGAATCATGAAGTTCTGACAATACTGAACCTCATTAGAAGGAAGGTTGTTGAAACGACCCGTCTGAACGTCCATTTCGCCACAACTCTTTGCCATACGGATAAGTTTCTGACCCTTCTTCAAGGCTGGAATACCGATAGCCTGCTTATTGACCAACTTACCATTTACAGCATACACAATCGGATAACCTTCTGTGTCTTTACCGCAAACGCAGAGTTCCAAATCAGGAGTAGGAGCATCAGTAATGGTAGAATATGCAACACCCTTATAGTTGGTAATCGCCTTCACACCTACCACTCGGATGGTATCATCCAGCGTAAACATGGTAGGGTCTTCTACCTTCAATACCATAGATGTACCAGTACTCTCCACCGTTACCTCCTTCACGGTAGTCTTGATAGGGCGTGTACCGATACTCCAATACTCAACTACAAACGAGTTGGCAGACTTGGTTGTCGCATAGCGTGAAATCTGGTCAACTGGAGTAGCCATCGGGCGAATCTTGGTAATCTTCTCATCAATGTCGTTCAAATAATACTCCGTTCCATTCTCGTTAAAATGCTCACGTCCCTGAGTCTCGCTCTTGATACCTTCACTCTGACGAGCAGCACCGCCATTGCCAGCTTCACCAGCAGCAGGAGCACCACCAGCCTCATCAGCAGAACCACTCTCGGTACTACCGCCATCAGGAAGAGCCGCCTCAGCCATGATAACCTGACCATTCACTCCAAAAATAACTGCCATGACCATCAGAAAGACGGAAAGCAGCCGATTAAATGTACTTTTCTTCATTGTTATTCTGAATATTAATTAAACATTATATATTATCTTTTCACCTTGTCGAATTATCGAATGTGTGTTCTCTTCTCGTTGCCACGCTCCCAGACGTTACCCCTTCGTGATACCCTGCCCACAGCACCAAGGTCAGGCTGGTTATCTGTCTGCTTGGTCTCTGCATTGGCAGAATCAAGGTCAGCAGTACCATCGCCCTTCTTTCTCAGTTCAAGGTTCTTGACGTGCTTGCTGTTCTTGCCACGAACCTCACCTTCATGGGCAGCATCAGCCACATCAGTATCATGGTTCTTTGCCTTGATGAAAGCAGTAATCATTTCCTCAGTGAACTTGCCAGTCACCACATTGCGCATAGTCTGAAAGCACTGGTCGATTGCATCGTTCACAGCTTCCTCGCCATACTTCTCCTCTAACTTATCAAAGACCTCATAGCTGGAAGGCATGTTCTTGTCATACTCCTCCTGCAATTTCTTGCCGTTGGCAGCATTCTGCAAGAACTCCGACTGAGCCGATGCAATCTCATCCGCATTGTCAGGGTCTGAATAGTAATCAATGGCATCCTCGCCATGGGTACGAATCAACTCAGCGTAAGGACTCTTGCCAGCCTTCATAGCTTGAAGGAAGGTAGCCGCCTCAGGGTCGCTACCCAACCAATCGCCCATAGCCTTTTCGTTATCCTTGTACCCCTGCAAAGCCTTCTGGTCGGCATCATAATCATCGTTGATGGCTCCATACATAGCCTCATCATCCGCATACTCAGTATTAGGATGGCGGGTCTTCAAACGCTCCAAAGCCAAGTCTCTCTTGGTCTTGGTGTCTTGCTGTTTTGCAGCACCAGCATTCTGCTCAATATTTGTATTTTCGTCCATATATATATGTGTATATTTATAAATCAATGCCCAAAATTAATGCTTTTTTCCGATTTTCATCTTTTATCCGTTAATTTAATCTAATCGGATGCGACTAATTCAATACTTTTTTGTATATTTGCAGGGTCAGATATGAAATATAAGGATTCACGATGCTATTTTATAGAGGAACGTGATGCTGATTTATTGAGGGCTTACAAAGAAATTATTAATGTAAGAGACAATATCAGACTCTCAGAGATTGAGGAAAAGCTAGCCCAATCTCCGAGCAGAAGATTTTGGGTTTCAGAAGACCGTGCTTATATAGTCATATTGGACTTACTGAAAGGAAAACCTCTTGATAACATGATACCTACCCGAAAGGAAATGTATCAGGAGATTTTCAGACGATTCCAGATTCATAAGAGTAATGAGCCATATCTCAGTAATATGGATATTATCAAACGTGTATGTGCTGAAAAAGCACCCAGTTTCTATTTGACTCCTCAAAGCATACACGTAATTCTTAGCAGGGTGAGAAAGGAGGAGAAGCAAAGATGCTACGAGAGACGAAAGAGAAGATTGCGCTTTATGCTGGGTACATTATAATAATGTGTATCACTTTTCTTGGATATGATGGCATGGGTCTTTTTGACGATTGTTCTATTCAGAACCGACTAAGCTACCCTTTCTTTCATCAGAACATCTTTCATGCTGCCATCAACCTTTATGTTTTCCATCAATGCTACCGAGCCATCCCTTGTGGCATCGGTCACTTGGTGGCATTCTATCTCATAGCCATCAGCTATCCATTCACCTCATCCGTGCCAATCATCGGTCTCAGCGGATTTATCTATGCTTACATGGGCTTTATCGCCCCCTACGTGGAGAATAAGGTAAGATACAATCTCACCATTCTCCTATATATCTGTGTTGGAATCTTCTTCCCTTGCATGGCAGTTGGAGTCCACATCTATTGCTATGTACTTGGTCTGTTGTGGGGTTATTTAAATGCACCGCTATGCCAAGACAAATAACCGCCAAACTGACTGATGCTGTAGATAAACATGTGCTTGGCATCCTGAAAGAGAACGAGAAACGAATCAAGGAAATCAACACACCATTCAATCCTATCAAGGGTGAAGGTTGTGGAGATAAGCGATTCCTGCTCTTCCTTCCTGATTCCCCAATTCAGAGACAGCAGCTTCCAGTTTCCATGAAGAAGATTCCGCTCGTCAAGATGCTCATCGAGTTTGGTAGCTGCAAGGCTGTAATCGAGGAACTACACAAGGATATAGACGAACCATACGACCTAGAAGAAGAGATTGAACAACTGGTGGAGCAGTTTACTCGCATCAGGATGAAACACGACCCTTTCTTCTTCTTTGCCACATTCATCTATATCAAGCCGAAAGGTGGAGGTCTCCCCTTTCGCTTTGTGCTCAGAAGACCTCAGCGAAGATTGCTCAGGTGGCTGGAGGAGCGAAGAAAGAAGAATCGCCCTATCCGACTCATCCTGCTGAAAGCCCGACAATGGGGAGGTTCTACGGTCATCCAGATGTACTTCCTTTGGCTGCAACTCATGTGGCAGAAGGGTCTCAACTCGCTGATTGTTGCTCAGGTCAAGGACACAGCAGAGACCATCCGAGGTATGTTCGAGGAAGCTCTGAAAAACTTCCCTACCAAGTTCCTCTACGAAATGGGAGAAGCGTTCTCTGAGAACGAACCGAAGTTTGTTGGAGTAGGAACATCAGGTAATGTAAAGAAGGTTCCTCAGCGATTCTGCAAGATTAAGGTTGGTTCCATGGAGCGACCACTATCAGCCAATGGTGAAGACTACAACTTGGTTCACCTTTCCGAGGTTGGTTTGTGGAAAAAGACGGATGGTAAATCTCCTGAGGAGGTGGTGCAGAACGCAACAAATGGTATCTTATACCGACCATACACGATGATTGCCTATGAATCCACCGCCAATGGTACTGGCAACTTCTTCCACAAGGAATGGCTTGCCGCCAAAAAGGGACAATCTCAGTTTGAGCCGTTCTTCGTTCCTTGGTACGAGATATACGATATGTATCATCTTGAATTTGAAAGCAAGAAACAGAAGGTAGAGTTTGCAAAATGGCTATACGAGAACCGCAACAATACCAATACGATGTCCGACCGAGAGGAGCCATGTACCTATCTTTGGAAGTTATGGACACTGGGTGCTCCACTCGAAGCCATCAACTGGTATATTGCCGAGCGTAGGAAGTTCACCGACCATGCCGATATGGCTGCTGGCTACCCTACCGATGATATTGAAGCATTCAAGCATTCAGGAGCCAAGGTATTTGCCGAAGACAAGGTTGACAAGTTCAGAAAAGGATGCCGAGCACCTAAGTTCATCGGTGATGTTTATGGTGATGGCTACAAGGGCAAGAAGTGTATGCAGAATGTCCGATTCTGTGAAGACAAGCAGGGGCAGTTGTGGATATGGAGCAAGCCTGAGACCTTTGATGATTGCAAGGTGATAAACCGCTATCTGGTCGTAGTGGATATTGGTGGACGCAGCAAGAATGCCGACTGGTCTGTTATCTGTGTCTTCGACCGCTATTGGATGATGGAAGGTGGCAAGCCGTATGTGGTAGCCCAATGGTATGGGCATATTGATATGGACTTGCTGGCATGGAAGGCGGCTCAGATAGCCAAATACTACAACGATGCTCTGTTGGTGATTGAATCCAACACCTTGGAGACGAAAGACAAGGAGCACATCTTGGAAGGTGGTGACCAGTCTGAGTTTATCCTGAATCAAATCAAGGACGTATACGACAATCTCTATGCACGCAAGCAGAGTGAATCAGACATCAAGAATAAGGTTCCAGTGAAGTACGGATTCCATACCAATGTAGCAACCAAGCCGATGGTTATCTCAGTATTGGTTCAGACTATCCGTGAACAACTCTATGTAGAGCGAGACGATAGATGCTTAGATGAATATCTCACCTACGAGAAGAACGGAACCGTATACGAGGCAGCAGACGGAAAGCACGATGATTTGCTCATGACCAGAGCCATCGGACTCCACATCTGTTTCAACGAAATGGAAATGCCAAAGATGATTTCCAATCAGGCAAGAGTAATGAGAAGAAAGGTTTCTGTTTCGGCAGCAACTATCATATAGTTTCAAACAAAATAATTACGATTATGAAAGTAACAAAGATTTTCAAGCGCATCAAGTGCGAAATCATGTACCGCCAAGCTACGGCTAAGGCAGACTACGCATCTAAGAAGAACAATGGTGAAATCTTCTATGTCCTTCCTACGCAGAAGGGCAACCTCATGATTATGAACCGCTCACTCTTCGAGGCATTCAAGAAAACAAAACTGGTAGACAGCGACATGAAGGTCAGAGACCTCTTCAAGGATTGCGTATACCATACCAACTGCAAGAGTGAGAAGGGAAAGCGCAGCCGCAAGCGCAAATTTCTCAGATGGAAGGGCTTAATCTAAAATTTTTTCTGCCCTAAATAAACGGATAAAAGACAGGTGGAGAAATTTCTGCCTATCTTTGCCTATTATTAATAATGTGTATCAAATATGATTTATAAAATAGTACAAGGGAATAGTTTCAAACTACACATCTTGGTGCGGAAAATGGACGTATCGAAAGAGTTCCAGCGACTCGTTGACTTCGACATGAATCTTGCTACCGACATCAAGGTTGAGTTGTCAGGCTGTTTCTGCAATACAATTTCTGTTCCAGTTCAAGTAGCAGGAATCCAAGGCAACGTACTGATATGCGACATTCCTTCCACCCTTGATTACGGAAACTATAACGTCAGGGTATCATGGAAGTATGAGGGCAGCGAAATGGTCAGCATCGAGCGCAACCTCCTGAGAATCGTAGAACACAACTCTATGAGCAATGTTCCTATCGGCATCACGGAAGGAGAGCATACTGGCTTATTCAACCTTCGCTACTACATCGTGACAGAGAATCAGTCTACTTGCCCTATTTCTTTCATCGTTGATAACGCTAAGTTCAGCTATACCATCAATGGTGAAACCCAAATGGTGGAGAGTCAGGAGAATTTCGTGATTAACGGAACTATCAGCAACGGAAAGAAACTGGAAGCTCAGTTCATGACTATAGAAGGTTTCAGCATCGGTCAGGTAAAGGTTATCATGGACGGAAAGGACGTTACTGCTGAATATTACAACAGCAACACCCACAAGGTCTTCATCCCAGCCGTATCAGGCTATGTTACCATCACAGCAAGCGGAACCGTCAAGGCAAGTTATTATGGAGCTTCATCAGCCAAGAACATGAGTGAGTTGAACATGGAAGACCTTACGCTTATGGAAGGCACTCTTGTCGGTCAGACTCTCACCATCACAACCACGGAAGAGAAACCATACATCTGGTTTGCAAGCCGCCAGCCGCTCATCTTCAACCAATGCGGTTTCGAGGCATCCATGAACACCACAAAGCTAGGTGACCTCTACTACTATTGGTCAGACGAACTTGTAGCTGGTGATGATAACGAATATCAAATTAAATTAAAAGAATAATATGGCAGAAAAGAAAAAGTACAACAGCATCCTTGTAAGTGGGCGCAAAGACGAGACTCTGACATATACGAAGTACATCAAAGACGAGGAATCAGGAGAATCCGTCAAGGAATCACTCGACAAGAAGGTCAATGTAACGGATAAGTTAGAGACTCAGCAAATCAAGGATGGTGCTATCACCAACGAAAAGATGGCTGCTGGTTCTGTTGGCAACACCAATCTCCAAGATGGTTCTGTCAGCAACGAGAAACTGGAGGACGGAAGTATCACCAATGAGAAGTTGGCAGAGAACTCCATCACCAAAGACAAGTTGAAAGACAACACCATCGGTGTAGAGAAGTTAGACCCAGAGCTTCGTCAGACTATTGATGCTGCTACTGGTCTTCCTAAGGATTTGGTAGAAACCATTCAGAACGTAGATGATACGCTGAAAGACCATCAGAGCCAACTAGATGATAAGCAATCGCAGATTGACGATAAGCAGCAGCAAATCACCGCCAACGATGAAGACATTTCATTGTTGCAGACTCGCAGTACTCAGATGGAAGAAACCATCAAGTCTATAGCCGCTACTGGTGGTGCAAGTCAGGCTACAGCAGTTACCTATAATAATGAGAAATCAAAACTTACCGCAGTCAATATCCAAAGTGCAGTAGATGAGGTCGTAGATAAGGTTTCCATCAAGGATGAGGAAGGAAATGTTCAAGATACTCCATTCAGAGTTATAGAAAATGAGGAGTTTATCAAAGCTATAGTAGATGCTGAGGATAAGGTTCTCTTTGGTTTCTACAGAGCAACTGGTAAGCCATATTATCCACAGAATGATATGTACCACATTTCTCAGAACGAAGAGTTCCTTTGGGTAATTCTTGATGCAGCAAATCATCCTCTTCTTGGTATTCAGCAAGATGGTACTTGTTGGGCAGCCAAGGCTCAGTGGCTTAATGATATTAAGGCTATTAAAGAAGCTCTCAAAACCTTCCAGCCAAAAGAAGATGGTAAGGGATTGATAAACCTTGATGTTGCTGACAGTTTCTTCTATATTTCCAATGATGAATATATCATTGCTGTGGTAGATGCAGAAAACAGAATACTTGCAGGAATTAAATATGATGGAGAACCATATTTCCCTAACCATGAAATGTACTCTGTAATAACCAATGAGGAATGGCTTTATGCTATCATTGATGCAGAGAACAAGGTTCTTGGTGGTTTCCGTGCTGATGATGGTCACATGGTTGTTGGTGGTATTGATGTTAGTACTTTTATTTCCAATGCTATTATTGATATACAAGACATCAAAGAGCGTACAGCTCATCTTTCTACAATAGTCAATGATGAATATCTTTCTGTTGAAACTGATGCAGATGGTAAGGTAATTGGATATACTGCTCCTGATGGTAGCCATTATCTCTATAAGGTAAAATCAGAAACTATTCCGACAGAATTTGAGCATATTGAAGACCCAGAAGGGAGAACTGAAATTACAACTGATGCAGATAGAAGGGTTCTTGCATATAGAGATTCTGAAGGTAAGAAGCATGAGCATAGTATTGAAATCAAGAACCTTGAAGTATCAAATCTCAATCTCCAAGGCAATAGTGTAAACAATATACAAGATGCCTTAAAAGCAAATGGTTTTGAAGTTAAGTCTCGAATAGATTGGAGTGAATATATTTCAAAAAATGGCGATTACCCTCTGAATCTTCCAACTCCTCGCTGTGCCAGATTAAATATAATTTCAAATAGTGATTTGACCCAATTATCAAAACTGGGTTTATCAGGTGCTATAGAAGGTAAGAATTATAACATTCCTGCTGTCATTGAATTTTGGGACATGCAAGGTAATTATTTTAAGAAGAATGCTTACTTATCAGGACAAGGAAGTAGTTCTATGAAGTATATAAAGAAGAATATTGCTATTGATTTGTTCGATTCAGAGATTGGAGGTGAAAGTTTTTCTGTGAAGTTTGGAGAGTGGGTTCCTCAAGATTCATTCCATTTGAAAGCTTATTATACAGACCCATTTAGGGGAATAGGTGTAATTGGCTATTCTATATATAACGACATAGTAAAGACTAGAGGATTAGAAAAGGATTATGTTTGGAAAAGAGCCTTGCTTAATACAGATATAATAACACCTACTAATCCTAATGTGAATGGAAAGAAAGAAGTCCTATTATATACAGAAAGTGGTGCTCGTTGTTTCCCTGATGGTTTCCCTTGTATGGTTTTCCAAAATGGAGAATTTTGGGGGTTATATAGCTTTCCGTTTTAAAATTAAGAATCCCAAACCGTTGTATCTTATTGATGGAAACGTATATGATTCAGACATTAATTCAGGAGAACTTATAGACGAAACATCTGAGTTTTATGATGAGTCAAAGCATAAGACTTGTGCGAAGGTTAAGAAATACATAATAGATTTTTCAAAGACACTAGCAACAATTAAGGCAGCTGAAAATGTATATTTAGGCAATAAAACAGATGAAAATCTAAAAGCTATAAAAGATACATTGGAGACTTATTTTGACAGTGAAAATCTTATTGATTATTTAATAACTTGCGATGTACTTAGAAATACTGATGGATTTGCTGATAACTGGCAATGGGTTACATATAATGGAGTAAAATGGTATGTATGTTTATATGACGTAGACAACATTTTAGGTAATCATTGGCAACCAGTTCAAACTATAAACCCTCCTTTGACTGGTAAGCATATTACTCAAATAATAACATATAGTTCTATGATGAAATATATAACCACTTATTATGTAAGTGAGTTAGAAGAAAGATATGCTTATTTGCGAAAAATGGAATTATAGATGCAGAGCGAATAATAACAAAGATAAGAGATTGGATGTTACGTTTTGGTGGTCAATATGCTTATGAACTTGAAGCTAATAAGTGGACTGATTTCATTAAAAACGATAATATCTTTAGAGTTCATAAGTGGATAATTACCGAAATAAATAATTTGGATAAGATATACCACTACAATCCAGAAGTTTAACATTTAAATATATTTAATTATGACAAATTGTTTAGTAACAAAATTAAAGGCATCTGTTAATAACCCTGGCCTTCCGAAACTTGGCTACATCGTAGCCAAAATGAAGAACACTTCAGGAGATTATGTAGATATCACTTATAAGGATGCTATTAGAGTGTTTATTGATGGAGACAATGGAAGTAGTCACATCAAGAATGTAGAAGGAACAACCTCTAGGGATAATAATAGGAATAATAGCTTTCAGAAATTCTCTGTCGGTGAATACTATGTTAATATAGAGAAAAGTCCTCTATTTAAATTTTTTAGCCATTCTGCTGGTTATATGGACGTAGATTTGGAGCAGTTTAAATATTGCACAAATCTTGAAGAGTTGTATTTTGGTAGCCATTCTGACCCAAATGCTCCTTCATCCAAACCTAATCAGCGTGAATATTTTTGGAAAGGTGATATAGCTAATTTAGCTAATCTAACTAATCTGAAAGTCCTTAAGTGGACCTGCAATGACATTCCTTACGAAAACCACAAGGTGTATGGTAATGTTGAATCTTTAAGAAATTTAATTAATCTTCAAACACTTTCGATAGGTGAGATGAAAGCTTTTACTGGTGATATAGTTAAGGCTTTCGGTAAGATGGTAAAACTTACATATATGAGAATTGCTAACAATGCTTGTACAGGAGATACTATCGACCTTGTAGCAGCTTGGAGAAATAATGGAAAAACAACTGGTCAGCTTGACTGGGACTACATGTTTGCTTCTCCAGGTATTACCTTTGGTGGCAAGAAATTTGAATCCGAGTTTGGTGCTGCCAAACTCTATTGGGAACCAGATTGGTGTGCTGTTGTTGCTTCTGCATACGCTAAATGTAGCAAGAACACCCCTTCGTCTAAGATAACAGAATGGCAGAATGATGGTAAGAGTGTTGAAGTTGTAGATAAAGCTTAAAATATAAGTAAATATGGAAAATAAAATTTTGACAAAACCTTTTAAGGTTATTTACAAAGGTAAGGAATTAGTTAAAGAATTAACTAAAGAACCTAATAATAACAAGGTTTATGTGTCAGTAGATGCTACCGCAGCAGAGTTTGATACATACTCAGAAGCCAAGGCTTACGTAGATGAGCATAACTTGGTGTATGAGGAGACGAAATATGGGGAGTAAACCATATAGATAAAGGAGGGGAGTGTTAAACAACACTCCCCTCTTCTTATATTCATTCTTTATGTTTTCTGTTCCTATTTTAACTTAGGAAGGCTATCATCATCTACTGTACTAGGCAGTTTAATCACCAAGCATTTATTTTCTGGCTTCTCAAAGCATACACCAACTAAAGCAAGAAACAGAAAATCAGCAAGAAGCGCTAATACACCAAAATAGATATAATCATAAAATGGTCTTGATGCTCCAAAAGCAACTACCATTGCAACAAGTCCCGCATCAATAATGATGCACCCAAGTATGCCTATAATATAAGCTATAATTTTCTTCTTCATAAGTTTAAATGTTTGATTGGTGCAAAGATAACTAATTATTTCGGTTCGTCTCTATTAATTAACATTATTAACACTCGAAACATCAAAGAACTTCTCGCACAGACTCCCCATCATATAGCATGGCTCTTCGCTCAGCATATCAATACCATCCTGCTCACAGATATGCGCTACAACATGAAGAAGCTCATGACCTATCGTGTTGATGATGCTGCCATCAGATTCACACTTCCCAATGGCAAGTACGCTCCTTCTTTCAGCTAGGTTGGAATAGGTAAGACCTCTGTCTGCACTATGCTTAGTCAAATGCTCGTAGGCTTCCGATAACGGATTTCCGTTGCAGCCAATATCTGAAAGAGCATGGCATATCTCATCGGCATCAGATTGCTGATAACCTATGAAACATACTATGCTCCATTCGTATTTCGGAAGTTGTATTACTCTTTTCATCATAACACATCTTCCCAAGGGATAGGTACACCATTATGGCAGCAGTCGGCATAGAATCGGTTGAAAATGAAACCATCCTTCTGGTCGGCATCATCCACCATATCCTTGATAAACTGGGCTAGCTGCTCCTCATCTTTGATGGAGGACTTGTAGAAGTCTGCCCTCGCCATATTCGCCACATACACATGGTCGTAGCCAGCCTTATTCTTTACCTCTACTCCCTGACCAAGCAGAAGGGCATCCACCTTCTCCTTATCCCAAAACGAGACACTTACATCACGCTTGGAGGAAGGGTCATACTTATACATCAGGCTCACCGCCCACTCGCACATCTTCTTGCTGAAATGATAGCCATTGTATCTCAGATAAGAAATCATCCCTTCGGGTTTCATGTCATACATATCCAATGGCATTCTGCATTTTCCCATATTACTGAATATTTAAGGGAGTCTGGTCACGACATTTATGCCGCTACCCAAACTCCCAAGTTAAACACTAGCGACCGCCACCATTGTAGCCGCCACCACCTCTTTCACCATAGCGGTTCGGGTAGTTCCAATCATCGTTCACGTTGTTGAATCTACGTCTGTTCTCACGCTCTTCACGTTCCTCACGTTCTCTTCTCCAATCGTCACGATAATCAGGCATACGCTCACCCATACGCTCCTGCTTCATCTTTTTCAGACAAGACATAGCCTTGCTGCCAAAACCAAGCATAGACTCAATGTTGTCATACAAATCATCGAACTTATCTTCTGTAATCTCAATCATTACCATAATCATAAGATATTAAAATGAATAGATAGATAGGAGATTACTTGCTCATGGTCTGCTGGAGCCATCCCATCATCTTATCAATCTTGCCCTCAATTCCTGAAACCTTACCTTCCAGTTTATTGATTTTCTCGGTCTGTTCCTTCTCCTTGGCTATCTGGGGGTTGAGTTGCTGTAGCATTCCCTCACAAGATTCTACTACCATCTTGTTGTAATCTACGCTCTCCAGTATCGCCTTGGATTGTCTCAGCATGGCATCCACCTCTGCACTCATGGCATCCTTATTGTCGCTAACCACAAGGTTCTTGTCGTTGGCTATCTGTCCGTTTGCTGGCAGTTGCTTGAAATCCACTTCCTCGTCACCCAGCTTCACCTTCACGTCCACTACTGTCTCCATAGGCTGGGGAGTAAAGCCGTTGTTAAAGGTAGGGTATTTCGTCTGAGGATTGCTTACTGAAACCACCTGACCGATTCGCAAGTTCGGGTTCTCGCCCTTGTCTAGGACATAGAATAAAGAATTTGTTCTTAAACCTTGAAACATAATGTAATCTCCTATTATCTATTCTTGTTAAACAATACCCGACATCATCTGTAGGGTGTTAGTATCTCTCTCAAACCAAAACTGATAAACACCAGTTCCCTGCACGTCTGCAACCGTCAATGGTGCGCCATTATACTTGGTCACAGCCTGAGTACTTCCGTTGGTCTCGAAAAGGATAGGCAGCGTGCCAGTCGTTCCAGTCGGAATAGCCTGCATCAGGTTCACGAAAATCGTTCCTCTGTAGCTGGCATTCAGGAAGGCGTGGTTTTTGAACGAGAAAACAACATTGTTGGTGTTCACCGCCACGCCCGTTGAAGCGATAGCTGCCGAACCATTACGATTCACCCATGTAAATGGTCTTAACCAAAACATAGCAGCCTCCTTTCCTTATTAACCCCAGAATCCTGCATTGTTTGCAGCATTCAGTCCATACAAACCAGCCTGATAAGCAACGCAGTTAGGAACCGCAGTAAATGGGCTGTAAGGAGTGGTCACGGTCTCAGGCAACTTACACTTGATACCAGCCACCTCGTTCTGCAAACCAGCCAGTACCTGATTGATAGGAGCCACAGCCTGACCAACAATCTGAGAGGTCATAGCAGAAGACTTGAAGGTGCTGTTCTCTTCACGAAGAGCATCAATCTTGTTCTGTAACTCTCTCATTTCAGCTTGCTTTTGTCCGTCAACGATGGTCTGAGTGCTATCCTTGATAGCATTGTGCAAGTCACAAGTCTGTCTCTGAGTCTCGTAAGCTACATTGGAGAAGCCACGCTCCTGACCATTAGCTACATTGTTGATGGCATTCTGCAAAGTACCAGTCTGCTGGCAGATAGCCAAGCGGTTCTCGCAGCAGCAGTTTGCAATCTGCTGAGCAATCTGCATATTACCCTGCTGCAAAGCATTGATAGTCTGCATACCGCTCATACCAACCTGATTACCTACGCTCTGTACCTGAGAGGTCAATGCAGAAATGGCACTCTGAATCTGTCCTTCGGTACAGTTCAACTGAGTGGCAAGATTGCTGAGTGCATTACGATTACCACCGATGGCATCCATCAGGAGACCACGACCATAGTCATTGTTAATCTCGTTAGCAAGACCACCACGACCATTATTGCCGAAACCTCCCCAGCCGTTACCTCCCCAACCCATGAGGAAGAAAAGAAAGATTACCCACATGAACCATCCACCTTCGCCACCGAAACCATTGTTTCCCTTCATGGCAAGGAGGACATTAGGGTCAACACCCTGCTTCTGGAGCAGAGGTGCAAGAAGACCGAGCATCCCATTGTTAGATGTAGAGCCTTCATTTCCGAATACATACGTTTTACTTTCCATATTATCCTGAATCTTTTGTTAAACATTAATTGATTAATACTACGTAACGTTACGAGCACAAAGATACGAATAATATGTATAGAGATTGATAAACTCGTAAAAGATTATATAAGTGCTTGATGAGCAAAGATTTATGGTTACGGAAAAGGTCATAAATATACAGGAGGGGCGATTGGGTCTCTCCTATATATAATAAGGTGTCGCTGTTTCTAGAGGTTTATGCCATACTTTCGTGATAGCTTGCGGAAGAAAGCCTTCTTGTTGGCAAAGTATCTGATGAGCGACTTATTCCACTTCTTTTCATGCCCGAACTGGTCGTGGATGCCTTCGGGTATCTTGCCATCGTGAACATACTTCTCAAAGGATGAGATAGACTTTCCCATTTCATGAGCACACCATCCCTTGTTGGCTTGCGTATCATTCATCATGGCAGTAAGAAGTGCCACAAGTTCCATATCTCCTTCCGACAGACCGCAAGGGATAGGCTTGCCTTCCGCTTGGGCAACTGCTGATTCATGTGCCTTATCTGCGAGAGCACGAAGTCCAGCTTCGATGATGCTGTAATTTACTAATTGCGACATAAGCATATATAATTAAAATGAGTGTAATCAGGAACATATCACAATAGTACATCTGATTCGTGATAACGATGGAATCATACATGACGTGAATCACATTGACTCCTGCAATATAGAGAATCGGAATGCGCCACTCTACACACAATCGGTGCAACACCTGACCCTTCCAAAGAGAAATCGGGTAAAGAATGTAAGTGATGAAGTAGAAGAACCAGATAGGTTCCTCATTCTCTTCGTACCATAGTGTTATCTCCATTTTGTTGTCATAGAACTGAGATATACCATACCATCTGAAAAGCATGACCAATATAGGCGCATACTTGAAATAAAACAAGTCAGTCTTAATCTTGCTTCGTTCAGGGAGTAACTCAGTTATCTCTCCAATTAACTTCTTGACTCGTAGGTCTTCGTCTTCATCTTTTTTCATAAGCCATTGTTTTTTTTAAGTTTATATGATTGAAATTCTTTTGCTGATTTAATCAAAAATTCTTAGACGTAGCAAATGTAATAAGAAATTAGGAAATAGCTACATTTATGCACAACTTTAATCGTTAAACTTTATAAATATTTACAGATTGATATATTTGCAAAAGAAATAGAGGTAAAAAGTTTCAGATTGAAAGCAATTATCCCCCGAAAGCCTAGCACTTTCAGGGGATAGTCATATATGTATTACTTCTCAGCCTTCGCCTTCTGATTAACCACAATCACCTTGTTAGCCTTCTCCAGTACGGCAAGAATCTTCTTTCTCAGGTCACGAATCTGTTTCATGTCCTCAGCGTTGTAGGCATCCTTGCCATCATCCAAGAAACCTTTCTTCAACTCGGAAACTTCCTGCTTATCAAGGGAAATCTCGTCAATGGCATCAATGGCAGCCTTGTTGGTGTTGTAGTAGCCATCGCTCTCATTTGGGGCATTATCTACAATAGCATCATATCTAGTCTTGAATGAGTTTAACTTTTCAAATAGTTGTTTCAACTTCATATCCTCAAACTCATCCATAGGGGTAGCATGATTATTATAGATGTCCTCAGCATTAAGTTGGTGCGGTCTGTACTCATCACCGCTCTCCTCCGCACGTTCCTTCTTTCTTGCCTCCTTGTAATCTTTTACATCTTTCTCATACAACTTGTATGTCTTGTATTCCTCAGAGCCATAGAAACGTTCAAGCAGGGAATAATCTCCATCAATCTTAGCTTGTTTCTTCAACTTGCTAATTGTGTTGGAAGCACGGTCGTAGTATTCCTTCTTATCCCAGAACTCATCACCCTGCTTTTTGCTTACTGGTCTATCATCAGGATTGCTGACGAACTTGCTGAATAACGGAATATCAGCCACCTTGATTTCCTTCCGGTCATTGAGCGACTTGGTAAGCAAACCGAGCACCTGACTTCCCATCGTGTAAGCACCACCGAGGTAAGAAGACAAAACATGGTCAACCACAGCAGGGTTATTCAGATTGTATCTTGGGTTACCCAAAGCATCCCATTTGTTCTGCTGCACATTAGGATAGTCATTTCCGATTGAGTTCATCATCCTTGATGCACGAACCAACCAATCAGGAGTGCCCACGTATGCCTTGGTAAAGTTAGGGTCATACTTGTTGTATTCTGTGTCCTTGAATAATGGCTTGCCAGTAAAGTCAACATTGAAAGCCAACTCAAAGACTGGGCGGATTGGGTTCGGCATCAGACTGACGCCTAACTCTCCATCATATCCTGTCGGGTCGAGCGGAAGCATATCCACTACCTGACCAACCAAATCCCAACCATAGTCTTCCCAACTCTCCTCAGCCAACTCGCCACCCATCATCTTGGATGCAATCATATCTCCCAAGCCATAGAAAGCACGGAACTCCTGAGCGAGCGGAATCTTCACGAACTCATGGGTAGTAGGAACCCACATAATAAAGTTGTTTCGTCTATCCCACTTGGTGAACTGCCAGTACTTCTTTGATATGTCTTTGTACCAATCCTTATCATCATCACCATCGCCACCCAAAAAGGCAGCACCCAACTGCATAAGAGCGACATTTACGATAGGAACCAACACACCACTCGCCAACCATGATGCAGTAACAGCCGTGAACTTGAAAGGATGATGTTTGGCAAGCGCACCAAGAGTCTGCAAACTCTGTACTGCTGGGTTGATGAAGAGATAGAGATTTCTAATCGTCTGCCAACTATGTTCGCCAGTACCCTTTCGGTTGAAGTTCAGGGTAACATCCTTGGCATCATTCACAGCCTCATCAATAGAACGTCCATACTGAATAGAGGTCATGTAGATAGCGAATCGGTTGCTATCCTCAATCATTCTATTCAGGAACTCGATACAATCCATGATAGTGTGCCCTACCTTAACTGGGTTCACCTTCCATCTATCCAAATCCTTCAAGTCATTCTTGAATTTCTTCTTCAAGTCTTCCACGTCAAGAGAAGAGACAAAGCCAGTCTCGCCACCATTCATCATGAAGTCATAGAACATCTGTTCCTTAGGAGTAGCGTTTCCGTTGCTTACCTTCTCCCTTAACTTTCCGTTCTGATAATCTTTCAGCATGAATCCGAGATTCCAAGAGGTTGTGAGATTCTTTCCGAGCAGATAATTATACTTAGCATCCTCACGGATAGCAGTAGAAGCCAGAGTCATTGTCAGGTCTCGGAAGTAGTTAGAAGGGATGAAGAGAGGTGAAAGACTAGTATAAGCAGCAGCCATTTTTCTTCCGACAACAGCAATTACCCTCTTACTGATACTATTTTTGATTCCTTCACTCACTCGGTGTGCTCTGGTGTTGTTCATCGCCTGAGCCAACTGAGGGTCACCATTCACGTAGATAACATATTCCTCGCCATCCTTCATCACTCGCACCTCATGTTCTCTCTCCTCGCTGTGAGTCTGAGGATAGGCAATATTCAATCCTTCTCTCTGCTGGGTAGCATCGCCAGTCTGAGCCATCTGCTCCATCTTCTTCTCGAAAGCATCAATGGCAGCCTTCACCTGATTACTATTCATCTGAGAAGTAATCTGAGGTGTAGCAGGAATCCACTCTTCGTTGCCGTTATCATCCACACTCTTCACGTACCAAGCCTTGCTCAGGGTAAGCAGGGAAGTTGGATGATTCTGAGCCAAGAGCATCAGGTGTTGTTTCACCCAGTTCTTGTTGTTCAGCAGAATTCCGCTCTCTGCCATGTTCTCGATGTATGCGATAGGGTCATCAGCGATAGAGGTTCGTCCGTGCGCCTTCTTCAAGGTCTGATTGAACGCACCCTTGCCACCACCAACATAGTCCCATACTTGGTCGGCAGTAGTGCCATCCCATCCACGGAGAGGAATATAATGGCTATACATATCACGCACATACTGATAAGTATCTTTGCTCATCATGCCAGCCTTATAGCCATCACGGAGAATCTTCTTGGTAGCCGCATTCGTTGCATCCCAGAGGTTGTGAGTCTCGGTTACATACTTATCCTCAATATCCTTTACCAGTTTGTAGGCAGCTTCCTCAAAGTCAGAGCCACCGAATAGAGCCGACAAGCCTGAGTAATCGTAGGCGATACCATTCTCATCATAACGATAGTCCATATAAGAAGGAGAATATTTCGTTCTGAGAGCATTATCTCTCTGTCTCCAAGTATTGAAATCCACTCTTCCAAACTCCAAATCGCTATCATTGGTAATACGGTTCATATCGCCCTTATAAGCCCTGTATGCCGCACTTCTCTGAGCCACGTCCTCAAAGTCTGCATCCAGTGACTTCTTGAAAGCCATCTGTGCATCACGCTCCAAACCATGCTTAGCCATCATGTAGATACGAACATTATCATAGCTATCGCCTAGTACCTTCTTCATCTGGTGATAAGCCTTTCTCAATGGCTGCAAGAACTCATTGTTGTACTCCTCAAACTCGTTCTTGCCCTTACCATGACTTCGGTTCTCGGCAGTATAGGCATCCTCAGCCATGTTCAGGCGGTCAACACCCACTTCCTTCATGATAGCTTCCTGAGCCTTGCGGATAGCTAGCATACTATCTTGGAAGGCGATTCTTTTGAGTACAGAACCACGCTGCAATTCTCGGTTGAACTCTCCAAGGGCAGTATCATCACTCAGAAGATGCTGTTCGTAGGTTGGAGCAGTCTTCCACAGAGCCATCTGTTTGCGGTACTCGTCCACTCTCCTAAGGAAGTCAACGGCACTCTCACCAGCGTTGCGTTGTGGGATGGTTGGTCGCTGGGCATCCTTAGGCAGATTATTATCCTTCTTCCATTGGTTCAGGTCATGCTCAAACTGGTCGTAGCGCAAGGAGAACTTGGTGTTGCCTTCATCAGGAGTAGTTGGGCGCAAGGTGTTCTGCAAAAGAGGAGCAATCACATGTTCCGTCAACTGGGTAGGGATTCCGTTTCCGATGATGGTATGGCTCAGATTCTCAGAGAATGGCATCTTGTAATCATCGCTCACTCCTGATACTCTTGCGAGAACTCTGCCCATGGCACGATATACCTTGCCGTCAGGCATCACAATCACATCACCGCTCTTGGTTCTGAGTGTTGGCAGCAGTTCATCAGCGAAGGCATGAGGAACCTTTCCGTCAGCATAGGCACTACCCATCACATACAATGGCTTGTCAATGTTTCTCCAGTCAATACCATCAGCCTTCAAGCGAATATCCATCCAAGGAGCCACACCATTCTTCTTCTCGGTCAGGGTCGGGATAATATCAGCCACAGCTTCATACCATCCGCTCTTGTGTGCCATCTTCTTTGGCTTGGCAGGGAGTTTGCCATCACGAACCGCACGGACAATCAATCTCTCTCGGTTGGTGTAGCCGCCATAGTCAGCAGCGTTATACACATCTGCATCCCAAGTATAGCCGTTGGAATCCAGAGCATCCGTGATAATCTTCATGGCATCGGAATCCTTATATCCCTTCACATTCTCAATGGTCACAACCTTTGGCTTAATAGCATTGATGAACTCGGCAGTACTAGCAGCAGTCTCCTTGTCAAGTTCCAACTCGGCATGGTTACTCTTCGCCTGAGAGTAGTTCTTGCAGACTGGGCTGGCATGGAAGTACTCCACCTCGCCATCTATCTGCTTCACCAACTCCTTAGGGTCAACATCACGAACATCAGCAGTAACGATGTGCTGCCCGAAGTTATTGCGATATACACCGCTTATCTTCTCGTCATACTCCACTGCCAAAACTGGGTCGATGATACCCTTCAAGCCTTCCTCAACAAGACCGCCACCGCTAAAGTAGGTTCCAGCCTTAATAAGAGTGCCATCAAGGTTCTTCAAGGAGAACTTAGGGTCACGCTCAATAGCTTCTGCAATATGTATAGCCTTTTTGTTTGCTTGTTTCCATCCCTCTGGTTTCTCCTTCATTGATTTCAGAGAGAAACGGATATTGTCGCTACTATTGATAGCTTCATTGAAGGCACGCTTGCGGTCTGCATCGCTCTTTTCATCATACTCAAAGATTGATACACCAGCATTCTTCAATGCCTCCTTCACCTCTTTCTTGGTAGTAGTAGGAACAACAGCAGCAGAGAACTCATCAAATCTAACTGGACGTTCAAACTTAGTCTCAAAGTACATGGCAGGATGCTCTTCCTTGATAGCCTTAACCATTTCCTTCAAACGTTTTGTGTCCTCATCTGAGAAGTCCACGTTATACTCCTTCTTCAAGTATGCTTGTGGGTCGCTGGTCATTGCAGCTTCAGAGAGTCTTTCCATGCCATAACTATCAAAAGCACTTGTGGAATCTGGTTGGCATTTATTACCAAGTTCAAAGAATACATTAGACCACTTATCTCTGAATTTATCAAATTTCTCTCGGTCAGAAGTCAACAAACCTTTCTTGGAGCGAATATCCTTCAATGTTCCATAAGACGGCATCAGTCTTGCAGCAAAGTTTTGGAAAGATACAGCCGCACCAGTTGCACCATTTCGTCCTTGCTTCTTCATCAACTTTGAAACATTCTCCAAGATGTTTGGCACATATCTACGATTGCCGCTAGGAGTAAAGCCATCAAAGATTACCTCCTTAATGCCATATTCCTTTTCCTTACCTTCCAGCCAAGTATTGAACTCATCTGTCAGGTTATTGGTCTTGATGTAGTCTTCAACCTCATTAAGCGTAGTATTCGTATCAACGCCACTCTTACGATGGTCATACTCTACATCACGGACGAAGGTCTGCACACCCTTATAGTTGAAACCATATTCATCATATAGTTCAACATTCTCCTTGGCAATGGCATATCTCATTCCACCCTTAGCACCAGCATCAACGATAGACTTATTTCTTTCCAGCCAAGCCTTGGTCTTCTCCTCATACAAATCCTTATCGCCATCAAACTTTGCCTCAATGTACATATCCAAGACCTTCTGAGCATCAGCCTTGCCGACACCATAGATATTGAAGTCTCCAGCAGTAATAAACTTCAACTCGTTATATGCTTCATCACTAAACTTAGGCTGAATCATCTTCAGTTCAGGAGCCACACCCTTCTCATGAAGGAAGAGATACTTCAAACCAGAGTTTGCATCGCCACCGTTCAACCATCGGTCGATACCATTTCTTACTTCATGCTGCATTTCTTTTGGCACAGAAAGAACATCCGAAGAAGACTTTTCAGCCCCCTTATTGCTCATCTGTTTCTCCACTTCTGGATAAGTAGGAGTATAAGCATCACCTTGCCAAGTACCTGCATTTTTTCCAGTTCTCTTAGCAATCTTATCGGAAGGCAGAATCAAGGAAATGCCACCATACGCCTTATGGTCTTGCCTACTAGAGTCAATGACTGCCACAGACGGATTGGCAAGACCACCTTGCTTGATAGCCTTCAACAGCTTCTCTTCTGATATGTTATGCACTCCTGCAAGAGTTTTTTCGTCCTTCAAAGAAAACTTTTCGCCATTTTCCTTGGTAGTTTCAGAAGAATTGTCTATCTTTGCAGCAGAACCTTCGGTTTGGGAGAGAGCGGTGTCACCTTCCAACGAAGTAGCGGCAGTGTCTGTCCTCTTGTCGCTTGCCGAAGTTTCCTTTTTAAATGCAGTCAACAACCAAGATTTTCTTTCTCCATCCCAAGTAAGACGAACACCAGCCTTATGGGTTTCACTTTCCAAGTTTACACGATTCTTACTGCTTGAAACTACACGCATATCATTCAGAATCTCCTGCAAATTATCAAGAACCTCAGGATGATACTTCACAAGTTTAGAAAGACCATAGCCATCACTATGTCCAGTTCCTTCTTTGCCCCAAACCAAATCAATATCACCAATATCCTTGTGATGAAGAGCACCGACAGCTTCTCCACCACGAACCTTCTTCAAGAACTCGATTGCAGCCTTGGCATTGCCACGGAACTGATTGTATATATTTCCGAAAGCACCAACACCTACTGGCTTTATATCCTTCAACGAGAACTTTACTTTAGCATAGTCTGCAAATGGCTTTAACTTACGATTGCTCGTATCAAGCCACTTGTCGAACTCATCCTTGCTTGCTCCAGTAATATTGCCAAGATCTTTCCATCCCTTGCTATAGTTTGCGAGATAAGCCTTTTTGGCATCATCCATGGAGTCATAGCCATACATTACTTTATGCTCATCAAACGAGCCATCAGGATTCACTTGGTCTACGACAAACACATCACCATTCCAATTATCAAGGTCTGCTTTGTCATTGATGAACATATCCAAATGGTCACCATCCTTGCCAAACTTGCCACGGATATAACCATAGGTATCGTGCATGGTAACTTTCCATTCTTTACCATCGGCATCCTTGCCTGAGCGAGTTGAACCCTTTGGATTTTCTATTGTGTAATCGTAGCCACCGAACTTGATGTGTCCCTTCTTGTAGTTGCCACTCTCCTTCTGTGCGTCAGATGGATTGGTTTCTGTTTCTTCAATAGCAGACTTCAAACGGAGAGAGAACTTGGTGTGCTCTGTGATTTTCATATCCTCAGGCTTGAAGATAACATAGTTGGTATCATTTTCCTCAGCACCACCCATGATGGTTCCAGCAGGATATTTAATACCAGTAAAACCAAGAGAAGAGAGAAACTGGCTTGCAGCCTTTTGATTGCCCATCCATCTAGATAAACGATTGTACACAAATCGTATATCATCCTCAACATTTCCATTGTCATAGGTGGTTCCCCTAGTTAGAGCATGAGTCTTCACAAGGTTTGGAATCATCTGCTCCTTGTCTGCATTCTTGATGTAATCATACAACAGAGTTCTGAACACAATATCCTTTGATGCCATATCATCAAGGGTCTTAGCATCCAAGCCATAAAGACCTTCAATTATCTTTGTTGCAACCTCATCAGATGGTTTCTTCTCCCATTCCAGATAGTTGCTGCCATTATCCTCAGGTATATCCACCTCATAGAGGTTATGATATGGCTCAGCCAACTTCTTCATTTCATTGTAGAAGTCAATTTTTTCCTGCTCTGTAAACTTGTCATTCATGGCTATTTGCTTATCACCATGCAGGAATGACTCTAGTGTAGGATATTTCTTGGCGAACCTTGTACCATTAGAACGCTGAATGCGATAATATGCTTTAGAAGGGTCATTATCCATCAGAGTAGCATAGCTTTTTCCTATCTTTTTGGATGAAGTAACATAACCACCCCAACCGAACACTTGGGAGCCAGCACCCTCGCCCATGTGGTCGAAGTCAAACTCTGTAAAGTCAGCACCGCTACCATGATATACCTTTAACGAGAACTTAGGAGCATCAGCTATCTCCTGATTGATGCTGTTCACAACATCATCAGTAACAATATCGCCCTCCTGAATCTGCTGAGGTTCACGTCCAGCATTCTTCACAAGTTCCGCTTGCTCTGCTCTAGTCAAGATACGGTTCACCTTCATCGCACCAGTAATCACCCAAGGGTCAGTCTCAGGGTTCGGGTTGGTACGATACATATAATAGCCATCAGTTGGCAGATGTTTCAAGCCAGCAAGAGAATGCTGATACTTGCCCGATGGATTGATACCCTCTTGGCGAGCTTCCTCCTGATAATCTACATCAGCAGCATACTCCACCTCAGCGAAGACGAAGTTCTTAGGGAAGAGAGTCTTATTGCCCTCAGCATCCTTGCGGTTGAACTGGATAGCGTAAGGCACGACACCAAGGTGCCAGCCTGGTCTATAGGCTAGCTTACCGCTACCGCCTTGTGTTCCCTTGCCGCCCTGCTTAACCTGAGGTCTGCCAGTCTTGCTTTCTCCAGCAATAGGAGCCGCATCAGCATCAAGCCATACACCCACTGGAGTAGCAGCACCATCAGGGTTCGCTACCATTGGTGGATAGAGTTTGCCATCCTTCAAGACGAACACCTTGTAGCCGACACCCTTCTTCTTAGGTTCAGGTTTCTGACGGAGAGAGAATGAAACATCTTCGCCAGTCTCAGAGTTTGTCACCTCACCATTGGCAGTCTTCACGTAGGCTTGTTCGATGGAGCGGAGAATCAGATTCATATCATCAGAAATCTCTATTCCATGAAGAGCCATCAAGAATCTGTTTACAATCTCATGCAATTTCGCAAGTAAAGGATGAGACATTTTGAGCAAAAGTGTGTGGGCATAGTTTGCGTCTCTTATCCACTTACCCAACTGGTCTGCAACAACCTCTTCCTCATAGGCAGTTCTACCGCCATTATAGAATACGTTATTTTCATTGTACAAAGAGGTTACTCTATCTGTCTCTCTATTGAAAGCATCCTCTCCCATCATATCCTTTACAAGGGTCTTCAACTCATCGTAAGCAGCAGGATTCTTTGTTCTCATTTCGTGAGTCATTTCGTGACCGAAAATGAACTGAACACCTTCTGTAATGGAAGAATCCAATGTAAGATATATTGTATTGGTCTTATCATCAAACCATCCGTTTGCATTCTTATCTGAGTACTGCCATTGAACATTAGCACCCATCATCTTTGCTAACTTCTCTAAGGTCTTGCGAGTCTTCTGCCCTACGATATTGTCAACGACCTTCATATCATCCACCTTATTCTTCTCTACGTCAGCAGCACGCTCGGCAGTTGTCTGCTGCTTGCCATTCTCCTTGGCAGAGAAAGGAAGGTCAGATTCATCACGCTCTGCGCCTAAAGGATTCTCATCAGTAGCATCCTCAGGAACATTTATATTATCATTTATATTGTCATTTATCTTCTCATTATCCGATTCATTAGACAAATCATTAGATTTATTATTCGATTCATTATCCAACTTCGCCTCTGACTTCGCCTCTGGCTCAGCCTTTTCATCCGACATCGCCTTCAACTCAGCCTCCTGCTCAGCCTTTTGCTGCTCAGCATAGGCTGCATTCTCCTGAGCACGTTTCTGCTCTTCAAGTATGTTCTCAGCCTGAGCAATGCGAATATTTTCAACAAAATTCCTTGCTTCCGATGCCTTGAAACCGCTATTGAGTACACCGATAAGAGCATTACGAATATCCTGAGTGTCGAGTGATTCAAGGTTGGATGGACGATTCTCCCACAAGCTATGAACGAGCGCATCAATAGTAGTTCCCTTGCCATCAGCAGCGATCAACTGAGTTTTAGCAAAGTCTTCTCTGCTCAATCCAGTCTCCTGCTTAACACCCTTGCTTGTCTCTGTTCCCTCATAGTTGAGAGAGTGAGCACCGAGGTTGCTAGCCACATACTCCTCAGCAGTAAGCGGAGTTGTATCAGTCACGTCAATGCCAGTACTGTCATACAGACGATGAAGGAGAGAACCGATAGTTTCTCTATAGAGTTGTGATACAGCCTCAGCATCATCCTTCACCGCACTCTTCAAACGAGCGAACTTTCTTCTTGCCTTCTCAATGAGTTCCTTTCTACCCTCAGCAGTATCTTCCACCTTGGCAAGTTGTCGCTCATTATAAGCATCACGGATAGCGATAGCAGAGTCATAAGCCGCCTGAGCATCAGCAATAGCCTTCTCCTTGGCATCCTTGGCAGCCTTCTGTTCCACGAAAGTCTTACCCTTCACGGTCATGTTGCTAGCCTTGTCGAGTGCCTTCTTTGCATCATACACATATCCAGATACGATACTATCTGCATCCTCACCGAACTGAGTATCATACAACTCAGCAGTCTGTGCGGCAGTCAGCTTCGAGAAGTCAGGATTGCCATCCTCCAGCATAGGCACGATGGTTCCATCTTCAAGGGTCATGGCAGGAGTCTGCTCAGGAGCAGGAGTATTCTCCTCAGCATTTGATTTCGATTGATTATTCTCCTCATTAACGATATTGGTATTCTCATCCAAAGGTGGAAGCTCACGATGGTTGTTGATATAATCAAATGATGCAGACCATTTTTTACCATCCTTATCTTCAAGGATGATGCTGCCCTGCTCATCAATACCGACAACTTTTGATTGAGTGTTTTCCTTTGGTCTTCCGAAACCATCGCCACTCATCCATATCTCGCTACCTTTAGGTAAACCGAGATTTTCCAACTGAGAATCCTCATCAGATTCTTCTCCACTATTATCCTCTATCATTGAGGATTCAGGCATAGCTTGTTTGTATTCATCGAGCGACATAGAAGAGATTGTAGCCACATCTTCTTTGTTCACAGCATGAGGGACGATTGTTCCATCACTCTTCAACTCCACTACCTTAGCCTTGGCACCAGCATCACGAATGAGAAACAATCTAGAGTCAGGGTATTTCGTATTGCCATCCTTATCAAGCACATCAACGAGCACCACATTGCCATCATCATTGAGAATCTGATTGAAATCAAATGAAGGTTGAGCCTGTTCAGTCTCCCGAGTCTGCTGGGCTGCACGTTCCTTTTCCATCTGTTCACGCTCAGCCTTGGCAGCTTCCAGTCTCTTCTGGTCTTCCAAGTCTTTCATCTGCTGCAAGTCTGCAAGCTGATAAGGATTCTCCACCACGTTACCATCTATAGAGATAGCAGCAGTACCATCACCATAATCAGCCAACACCTCGTAGGTATGCTCCATACCATCAGTATCAGTTACATTGAACTGGGAGCCAACTTCAACGGTTCCATCAATGATGCCTGCCACTTCCTTGATAACATTCTCTTTTGCATCAGTTACAGCCTGAGTCTTCACATCATCAGCAGGGAGTTCTTCACCCAGTTCAGCGAACATCAACGCATCAGCATGTTCTACACTATTCGTTGTCGGGTCATAGTAGAGAATCATATCATCGCTATTGCTTACATCAATGGAGCCATCATCATGAGTAGCAATATTACCACTGATAATATAGACACCATAGTCTTCCAAGCCGCCTGATGCTTTGATAGTAGCGTTACGGACAGAACCACGACTCTGGTCTGTGTACATATCAACTCTCTGTTCTGCCTGATGAGCAGCGAGGTCAACCTTGTCTTGTGCATCATCAACCACACCTTGGTATCGGGCAGAAGACAACTGGTAGTCATAGATAGCTTGGTCAAGTTTATCATCCTGCCCCGTCAGGGATTCCAGTTCCTCATCACTCATGGCAGATAGCTGCTGTTCAGAGATACCCAAGGCTGCTGCAAGAGTCTTCATCTGGTCTTCCTGCTGAATCTGAATATCATGTTTGTCTGCATCATCAGCATCATGCCCCTCAGAATAAGCATTATCAATATCTGCCTGATGCTGCTCCTCAGGTGTTGTAGGCTCATTGGTAATCTCCTTAGCATTCATTTCAGCAGTCTTGGCAATATTGTAGCCACGCATCTTCATCAGGTTGACACCATAGTTAACAGCAGCATTAATCTGCTCCTTGGTCATGGTATCTCTCTGCCTGAGAATATCAGCCAATACACCACCCATCTGCTCGTTGGTTGCGTTGTCTATCTTATCCTTGATGTCTGCCCAGTTATCGCCCATCAGGTTCTGAGCATCACTATCAGCCACGTTCACCTTGTTGCGGAATCGGTAATACTGAGCACGATTGTAGATACCTTTTACTGGTCGGGAGCCAGCACCCATCGCATACATAGAACCGACAGAGATAGCCATACCACCGATAATGTCGAGTTGCTGCTTAGCATCAAGGAGGTCACTCACCTTTCCTTCACCATCCAACAGGGCATGAAGAGGAATACCAATTTCCTCCTCCATCACTTCCTCTGCGAAACCATTGATACCGAACTTCTCCATCCACTTCTTGGAATTGGTGTACCAGCCACTCTTGCCGATATTCTTGAAGAACTCAGCAGAAGCATTCATACCATGTTTCTCCATGAAGTTGACAGCACCCTTCTTGATACCATAGTTGTGACCGAAGAGTTTTTCTGTATAGTTCTCTACCATAGCAGAGGTCATACCCTTATAGAGAGCAGTACCAATAGACTCACCACCCTCATGCAGAAGATTTCCGTTCTCATCGAAAGTGCCAAACTTATAATCACCCTTCTCATCCTGATACAGATTACCAAGATGTCGCTGCATGATGTCAGCACCAGTCTTCAACGCTTGCTCAGTTCCAGCCATCGCATACGAGCCGATAACATCGCCAGCCACGATACCAGTATTCTTCAAGATGGCAGCACTCACCTTGCCCATGCCACGCTTAGCTGCAAACTTCAAGGCTCCACGACTGATGCCCTTGGTAATACCACCATAACCGCCAGTCAGGAAGAAGTCAGCCATAAATGGGAGACTCTGCCCTGCAATTTTCGTCCAACGATAGACGTTACCCATCTTCTCATCTTCGAGAGCCGCAGCAGCATCCGCACCCAGTTTACTCTTCAGGAGCATCTTATCCGAACCAGAGAGAGGAATCTTGTTATCCATCTTGGTCTTGATACGTTCCATCTGCCCCATGGTAGCGAAGTCAGTCAGACCGAAATCCCATGTCTTGGCAGTAAAGGCAGTATTGTCAAGAGCCTTCAAGGCATCCTCACCCCAGCTACTTGTAGGATATTGTTTCACCGCTTCCAGCGCACCAATCTGCTGCTTGACCAAAGCGAGAGAGGTTGCCAACTTATTGCTATAGTCACTTTGCTCAGCAGTTCTTCCGTTACTAGCACCAATACTAGCACCATAAGAGAGAAGAGGATTGCCATGCAGACGATGGTCTTCCGCTATAGCAGCTTCAATCTCCTTCTTTCGGGCATAGGCATCCTCCAGTTTCTTATCGAACTGCTTTTGAGCACCCTCCTCAGTGAGATAGGTTCCATTCTTATTGATGTTCTCCTGCAAGTCATAGTTACCATTCTTATCACGAACATCAAAAGCAGATGGAATCTCGCCAGTATCAACCGCATTCTGATAAGCAATATCCTGTGCTTGACTCTGCTCAGCTTCAGGAAGAGAATAAACATTCTCATTGTCTGAGGTAACGTATGCGCCAGTCTTTCCAGTCTCAGGATTGTAAGCGAAATCATCCTTCACCACATTGTTTGCATCACCACCATAAGGAGTCTGATGTGTACCCAAGTTCACACGACCGAAATCCTTCTGCTGTTTCTGCTTGCGTTGTTTCAGTCTGTTGTATCTGCCAGCATTGTTCATTGTCTGCTGAGCACTAGCCGAGATAGCTGCTGCCCCAGCAGAGAAACGAGCACGGTCAGCAGCACTCATAGGAACACTACCGCCTTTTGCTCTTGATGAAGTCCTGCTTCGAGGTTCAAAGAGTGCAGAGTAAAAACGCTCATAAGTAGATGGAACATCAAAGTTCTGAGCCTTCAAGTTCTCATAGATAGCGTGTCTGTTATCCGCACCACCCTTTCCGTCTCTTGTCAGAGCACTCTCAAACTTATTGTAATCATCAGGCACATCATAGTTCTGTGCTTTCAGATTCTTATATAAAGTGTATAATGGTCTTTCTGCCATGATATATATATTTGTTTGTTACCAAATTCTTGTTACCAATTCTGTTACCATTTTACGCCAGTCTTCTTCTTGCCACCAGCCGAAGAACCGCCAGCCTTATGTGTTGTATGCTTGCCGACGCCAGATGATTTACCACCTCCAGCAGAACTACTTCTTCCTTTCAATCTATCCATGATGTATCTCACGTTAGTCTGAGTCACATTCTTGATTCTCAACTTTCTTTTAAGTTCATTAATCTTCTTCTGCCCCTCAGGAGTGTCCATCATATCGTAATACTCATACCAATATCCAGCAGTAGTTTTGTTTCCGCCAGAAGATTTCTGAGCCTTATTAGAAATTCGTCCTTCTCGCAGTCTAGCTAGTGCATCCTGAGCAGCCCAATGACTAATCTGACCATCTGCAAGCATCTTCTTAATCTTCAACTGATTATCCTTATACTCAGCATCATTGGTATATTTCAACTCACTAAGGTCAAGTCTTCTGTTTCCTTGGTCAATTCTCTGCTGCCCTTGGTCAGCCTTCACCTTGTTGATGTCGTTCTGCATATCGTGATACCTCATCTGCTCAGCGAGAGTCAGGTTATTCTTCCGAGCTTCCTCATCAAGAGCGAGTGCCCTCTGATACCCAGCCAGCCATGATGCCCGATTCTTCTCTCTCTGAGCATCCATATAAGCCTTGCGTTTATTCACCGCCTTAGTCATATCCGACTCAGGATTGTGTACCACCTTGGCACCATTGGTAGCAAAAAAAATATTGGCGAGCGCACGAAGACCATCACCAGTAGCAGCGATACGAGCCTTGGCACGCTCCTTCTTCTCTCTGTTCGCCCTCTGCTCAGCAGTCTCATTCAGTTCAGGATTCAGCATCTTATACATATCAGCATAAGATAGCTGCTTAGGCTGAGGTTTCGACTCCTCCTTCTTCACGATAGGGACAGATGGTTTATCCTCCTCATCACTTGGCGCACCCTGATTCACATCTACACCATTGGCGATAGCTTGTTGAGTAGCGATAGTCTTAGCCCTAGCCGCCTTCATAGCATCATCGGTTGGAGTGGCAGCATTCATCTGGTCAACCTTCTTGCCAGCCGCATCAAGTTGCTGCTGGGTGAAGACTGGAGCCTGAGTCTGTGCCACCTTCTGAGCGGCATCCACACCACTCTGCTGCTTGTTGAGTACACTCTGTGTAGTCTTCAAGCCATTGTTGTTTCGTAACATATCTGATGCTTTCATAGGCTTATGCTTTAATCTTTTGAAGTTTAGCCCCAAGGCTATTCAAGTCACCCTCAGAAGGAAGAGCCGTAGCCTTAGCCTTCAAGCCAAGAACATCATTTGAGTCCTTAGCGATACCATTCAACTGCTCCTGAGTCACATTCATATTCGGAGCCTTCTTTGCTCCACCAGCACCACTATCAAGCGATGCAGCGATGTTGGCAGCAGTACCAGCCACACCAGCCACCGCATTAGCAGTATCAGCAGCCTTCTCTGCATCAATACTCATCTGCTGGTTCTGCAACTGGTTCTTTCTGTTCATATACTGCTGCTCAATGTTATCCTTTCGGGCATCATTTACAGCTACAATCTGTGAGGTAGTATCAGCAAGAGTCTTGTTGTTCGCCTCCTTTACCGCAGTAGTGGAGTCTTCTGTACCACCCATCACCGCTTGTCTGCCCTTAGCAGCCTTGTTTCTGTTCTTAATCTGCTCCTGCATCTGAGTGAGCAATCGAACGGTATCGGCACGTTTGGTAGGGTCTTCATTATACTTTCTATCATACCATGCCTGATTTTCTCTCTGCTGCTGGGCAATCATCTGCTCCTGCTTACGTCTCGCCTTGCGGTTAGCTATACCGCCAGCAATACTGCTTGCAAGCCCAAGCCCAGCACCTATTAATGCACCTATCATATATATGAAAATTAAAATTATTAATAATGGTACAAAGATACTGATACCATCCGATATTCGTATTTTATCCGTTTATTTAGGTAGGTAAGTTAACGGATAAAGTTTCCGTTTGCCGAATAATTACTATCTTTGCACCAAAATAGTTAAGTCAATGGCAGTAGATAGAAATACAAAAGGTCAGTTCGAGAAAGGTCGGGCAAAGACTGGAGGTAAGAAGAAAGGTTACGAGTCTCCTATCAACAAGGAGTTTCGTGAGTTGTGCGCCGACTTTTCTAGAGAGGCTTGGGATGATTTCATGGCAGCTTGGTATAAGTGCGAGCCGAAGGATAAGGTGGCATCATTCATCAAGATACTGGAGTTCAATTGCCCTAAGCTACAGACCGTCACTCTTGACGATAAGCGTGAGGTTCACAATGCCCTCACCGAGAAGTTGAGACAGATGTCGGAAGAGGAAGGATAAAATGTAATTCATAAGAAAAACGTTTGTTTTTTTCATAGGTTTTTGGTTTATAGGTTTTAAGATTGTTAGGATAATGAAATAGGGAATGCGTGAGCACTCCCTATTCTTTTTTTGTAATATTCACCACGCAAGTGTTAAATTCATGTTAAAAACAAGAATTTGTTTGGCTATATCCAAACTTTCATGTACCTTTGCAGCAGAATTAAGAATCAGAAGTAATAACATACAGCCCTCGACATCACGGATAAGTCATCAATTATGAAACCAGTATTTCTAGAAAGTAGGCTAGCTTTTATTGCTTGCGATGAAGATGAATGTTTACATCTATTCACAACTCCACCTGATAAAGGATTCTTTAATTGGGATAGCAATGGTCTTGGTCATTGTTTTGATATTGATGAAAGCTATTGTGAAGACTTAGGCATTGATGTTCCAACTTGGGATGATGAAGAGCCGATAGAAGTTGAAATCGACATTCATATTAGCAAGCACGAAGAATAACTAAAATGTCAACCCTAAAGGCAAAAGAAGTTATCAAGGAAAAGGGCATGACCATTGAGGAAGTAGCCAGAAAGATGGGAATCACAAAAGGTACTCTATCTGCTGCCCTCAGCGGAAACCCAACCATCAGCTACCTGACAAGAGTAGCAGACGCTATAGATTGTGATATTAGAGATTTATTCAGATAAGAAAAAGGGAGTCTACGCTGGCTCCCTTTTATCGTATTCACTATCAGCGACCACCTCTCGCTCTTCTATCCCCAGCCATATCCGTCTTGGAACCACGATTCACCGATGATGGTTTATACCTAATTCCTGAACGTGTATGGCTAGCATCCATACCCTTGCGAGAAGCTGACCCATACTTCTTATCGTGAGCAGCGTTATGACGAGCCAACTCCCTACGCTTAGCCTTCTGAGCAGGAGAAGACTCAAACTTTGT